ATAAAAAAACTAGGATTCCTCCTAGCTCCGCAAAGCTATTATAACATAAGGGGGAGTCGTCTTGAAACAAATGTCTTTTGTGCTTCCTGAGATAGATAGAAAAGCGACACAATCAAAAGTCGAGCAGCATTTGGAACAATATCGACTGTTTAAATACTTAGCATTTGAAGAAAGAGAAGCTTCGATAACGGCTAGTTCGGAAATTAGATATCATGGTCCTACCAATGTAACAAGTGACCAAACTTCTAATATAGCTATCTATAATGTAGACCAACAGAAGTATAGAGAGCAATTCATTTTCCGTACTGAAAAGGCTGTAGACAGACTACCCAAGATGGAGAAGTTTCTCATTCAAGAAAGATACATGTCATTAGATGCTGAATACTTAACAGATTACAACGTTTATAGCCATAAGTTTCAACCGCCAATAAGCGAAAAGACATATTCAAAGATTCGCTGGAAAGCTTTCTACAAATTGGCGCTGAATTTGAATATTGCTGTATTAAGTGGGGAGGAATAAAGAGTGAAATCATTAGAAGAAATTATCAAACAAGAGCCTATGATTATGAATGATTGGAAACATAAAGTAGATGTCATAGGAGATTTTGAGGGGATTGATTTAAATAACGAAGAGTATACTGCAGAAGAACCACCATATGCTAATGTTGAATATTGGTTGGAGAAGAAACGTGACATGAAAGAAGCGATAGAACGGTGGAAAGACATTAATATCTTATTCGCTTCCTATAGCCAAACGAGTTATTCAGGAGATGCTTGGGTCTTATTTGAACGAAATGGAACTTTGTATGAAGCAAGTGGCAGCCATTGTTCTTGTTATGGATTAGAAGGTCAATGGATGCCTGAAGAAGTGGTATTAGCTGAAATAGAAAACAGACTTTTGAAGGGAAGTTTTGGTGAAGACGATTGGTCAGAAAATAACTTCAAAGAAAAGCTTTGTGAATTTTTAGATGTTCAATTTATAAAAAATAGCTAATTACTAAAGAAATCGGGGAAAATAATCCAAAAATATTCCTAAAACTTTCCTATAAAAACTCGAAAAGAAGTCGTGGTATTAGGTTTTATCCGTGGTAAATTTATATTATCAAGAAAATATTCAAGAGAACGTTCCTAGACTCGTAGGAGCGTTTTTCTATTTTAATGAACAAATACTCTAACAAGTTATTAAAATCAAAATTTAGGCTGTTTTTGTAAGTCTGAACACTATTATAGGATGTGGTGATTATGAAACTAAAAGATCATCTACGAACTGACACCAAAGAGAAATTAAAGAAGATTAGAAAAGAGAAATTATCTAAGCATGATTTAAGGGAGTTAATGGGTAGTGATAATCGAGGGTTGAAACGTAGTAAAGGCGGTGCTTATCGTAATGCGTAAACGAATGACAAAATCAAGACGTAAACAATATGAATACTTAAGGGAAGTTCGCAGAGAAAGAGATTATCAGATTGGTAAGCTTCAATATGCTAACAGGCCTTACACGTTCCCTTCAATTTCAGCGCCAGGCGGAAAGAAGAAGGTTGTTACCACTTCTAAATTTATTCCTAGTTATGAAGCTATGAAAATGTATCGATAGTCGTATTATGTCGGTAAATGACGAATTATAAAGATTGTCCAATCATTTCCTTTCTCTGATAATTAGGAGGAAGGGTGGTGAAATTAATGGAGCAAGAGAGAGAACAGAAGTTGAACAGACAATCCAGGATTAAAAATACCATCTTACTACATACAGTAAGGGATATTTTAATTGAAAATGGATTGACTACATACGAGGAATTTTATGATAAGTACCATGATAAATTAGAGAAAACTACAGTTATTTCTGATGATGAAAAAGAAAATTTACGAATAACATACAAGTGATTGTTGAGCATCCTTTCGAGGGTGCTTTTTATTTTGGAGAAAGAAGGGTGAGGCATTGAAAAAATATGCAGTCTTTATTGATTATTGCGATGCTTGCCAAGATGTATTTGATTCTTATGAACGAGCAAAAGAATGGTATGACAAACTTGTAGAATCATCTAATGGGATATCGGTATATCTGTGTGAAGTGATATTAGAAACGGAATCTAAAAGGAAGGAAGGTTGAAGGAAATGAAAAAGAAATTACTAATAACTATCATCAGTATCATGACAATTGTTTTAGCAGCATGTACAGAAGCAGATACAGTTTCAGAGAACTTATCAAAGTCAGCAGATTCATTTGAGGTTCAAAGAAGAGTAGTATTCTTTAATGGAATTACAGATAAGTACCTACTTACTGTTGAAGGTCTGTGTGCTATAGATGTGGATGATGAAAAGAAAATAAGTGTAACCTGTAAGGTTGGTAAAGATCAATATAAGAAACATTATCTTGGATTAAGTGATAATGTAAGCTACTTTGTGGAACAAACTGATGCGAAGTATGAAGATGCATACCATTATAAAGTTTTATTTAGACCTGAACAAATCGTTCCAGACATTGAATTACAGACAAGTAAATAATTGTGGAAGGGTGAGTAAATGCTCTACATATTAAAATATATCATTATCGGAATGTTTATGGCTGCAATTGCATTGAAACAGATGATTAATAAATTAAATAAGGATTTCAAAGACAAGAGTGAGCAGGAGAAAGATACTGCAATTCTTGTCTTATTTATTATGGTGCCAATTATCTTTATTCCTTTATGGCCAATGATTTTTATGTTGAAGATATTATCTATTGGAAAGAAGAAGAGACAGGAGGTTGAATGATATGGGAAACAAACCTTTATTAGATGGAACTGCTGATTGGAGTAAGCTTGCTTTCATAAGAGAACATATTGTGAGAAGAAGTTATGAGGATTGTATCGAACTTACACCAGACCAAGTAAAAACAGTATTAAGTCTTGCTGAAGAGTATGAGCGTGAGAAAATACCAAAATTACCTACAAATATAAAAGGACTTACTATTGAAATACCTAAGTATGGTAAACAACCATTACTACAAATAACCTTAGATGAATACGGAAAGGTTCCAAAGGTTTTATATAAAGGTGAGGAAGTATCTAAGAAGGTTGAAGTGGACTTTAAATGGACTACAAAAGATAGTGGTCTCAATTCAGGAATAACTAAGTTTTCTATAACCCATGGTGAGGAAGAGAGAGACAAGCAAGCAGTTAAAACAATATCATACAATCCTGTGTGGGAATATGAATAACTTCTATGTAACAACACCATGGAAGAACAAACGCAAACGAATACTGAAGCGTGATGGTTACTGCTGTCGTGAATGTAAACGATATGGCAAGACAACAGAAGCTACAACCGTTCACCATATCAATCCATTGAAGGACAGACCAGAGTTAAGACTAACCAGTTGGAACTTACTAAGCCTATGCAAGACATGTCATGATAAGATGCACAATCGAATAACAGATGAATTAACAACATTAGGATTATATTGGGTGGATAAGGTGAGAATTTACGACAAGAAGGAAGCCCCCCCACTTAATCCTTTTTAATTTGGGTCCACGGAGACCGAGGAGAGGAACTTTTTCCCTCCGCGGAGCATTTTCCAGCAAAACTTTTTTTGAAAGGAGCGAAGAGATGGCAAAACCTATTTCAACTAAGGAAGGATTTAAGAAAAAGACAGTTGAAGACATGAAAAGTTTAAATGTTTTTAAGCCAGAATATGAACCTTTAATTGATATTTATTCGGGTTTATTGTACGAATACTATTTAGCAGATAAGGAACACCAAAAAAATAATTATCAACTGGAAAGTAAGACTGCTGCAGGCGGTAATAAAAAGTCTGCTGTCGTTGCAATTAAAGAAAATTTGCGTAAAGACATCATAGCTTATTCTGACCGACTGTGTTTGAATCCTAGAAGTAGTTCTGCTGAGCCACCATCACAGGAGCAGAAGCCAGTAAATGTCTTCGCTCAATTCATGAAAGAGAATAAGCGGTAATGGATCTATCGCATATTGATTCTCCGCATTTTAAGGTGGCTTTAGAATATGCAGAATCAATTGTAAGTGGTAAGAAAGTAGCTTGTAAGGAAAATAAATTAGCTGCACAACGATTTTTAAACGATTTAGAACGAGATGATTATGAATTTAAACAAGATCAATTTGATTTTGTTATCGACTTAATTCAAGGAACAATTGCTCATCAACAGGGAGAGGATTTAAAAGGTAATCCTTTGAAGGGTACACCTTTAATTCTTCAAGCATGGCAAATATTTGTCATAGTTAATCTATTAGGTTTTTTTCATCCTGGAACGATATTAAGACGATTCCATGAATCACTTTTAATGATATCTCGTAAGAATGGAAAAACAGCATTTGCAAGTGCATTAGGATGGGCTTTATCAGTTCTTGAAGCAAAAAGTGGAAGTAAGCTTTATATATTAGCTAACTCATTAAAACAAACAATGGAATCATTTGGATTTTTGCTTTATAACGTTCAAAGATATAACGATTCAACCTTTAGAATTAGAGATAATAACCAAGAGCATTCAATTTCTGCAGACTTTGGTGGAGATGAAGGCTCTATTTTTATTCAAGCATTAGCAAATGATCCAAAACGTTTAGACTCATTAAATAGTAATCTATTGATTCTAGATGAAGTTCATACATGGCAATCATCCAAACAGTATATCTTAATGAAGAACTCACAAAAGGCCTATCGAAATAAGTTGCTTATCGCTATTTCAACTGCAGGAGATATCCCAAATGGCTTTCTAGCTAATCGTCTTGAGTATTGTAAAAAAGTACTGAATGGAACAGTTGTGGATGACGAATACTTCATCTTCATCTGCAAAGCGGACCAGGACGAAAAAGGCAACGTGGTTGATTACACAGACCCTAAAATCTTAGAAATGGCTAATCCTAGTTGTGGGGTTTCTGTTTCTATAGAGGATTTAGTTAGAGATGCAGAATTAGCGATGAATGACCCACAAACAAGAGGAGAGTTTTTCAATAAGACACTTAATATTTTTACATCATCCATGCTGGCTTATTTTGATATTAACGAGTTTAAAAACTCGGATAAAAAATATAATTGGACATTAGAAGAATTAGCTAAATTGCCTATCAAGTGGTATGGAGGAGCGGACTTATCCAAACTTCATGATTTAACTGCTGCAGCTCTTTATGGAACATATAGCATGAAAGTAGGAAAAGAAATTAAGGAAGTGGATATTGTTATCACACACGCCTTCTTCCCTATCATCAACGCACACAAGAAGGCTGACGAAGACGGAATACCTTTATTCGGATGGAAAGATGAAGGCTGGTTGACAATGAGTAATACAGCCACAGTTCTTTATGATGATATTGTTAAATGGTTTATTGATATGAAAAATAAAGGCTTCAAAATTAAGATGGTTGGTTTTGATAAAAAGTTTGGACGAGAATTCTTTTTGAAAATGAAGAAAGCAGGCTTCAAAATCCAAGACCAAGCACAGTATTTTTGGAGAAAGTCAGAAGGTTTCAGACGAATTGAAATGAAAGCAAAAAATGATGAATTATATTATCTTCATTCAGATGCTTATGAATACTGTGTTCAAAACGTCCGAGCTATCGAGAAAACAGATGATATGATCCAATATGAAAAAGTGGATGGTGATGGCGGAACTCAACGTATTGACTTGTTCGATGCTTCCGTTTTTGCTGGGTGTCAAATGCTAGAGGATATGTCCAAAACTTCTAGTGCTTCTCAATGGTTAAACAACTAAGAAAGGGGGTGTGTAAATGGCTTTTTGGAATCGCAAGCAGAAAAAGAAAAGAAATGTTAACGTTCCTATTACCTTGGGATTTGGTGATGTAGAAACTGTAGGATATACAAAGCTTTCAGACAATCCAGATGTATTAATTGCAGTGGATAAGATTGCGGATTTAGTCTCTAATATGACCATTCATTTAATGGAGAATACAGAAGAAGGGGATAAAAGAGTCCGTAACCTATTATCTAGAAAGATAGATATTGAACCTTATAAGAACATGACTCGCAAAGGGTGGATTTATAAAATAGTACGAGATCTTTTATTATTCGGTGATGGAAATTCTGTTGTTCATATTGGAGTGGACCCGGAGACAACTTTTATTAGTGACTTAACTCCTTTTCAAATGCCTGCTGTATCATTCGAAGATACAAACGAAGGATATCTAATTAATTATAACGGTAAGGTTTATACGCCTGATGAAGTTTTACACTTTGCAATTAATCCTGATCCAAATTATCCATACAAAGGAACTGGTTATCGAGTACCTTTAAGAGAAATCGTAAAGAACTTAAATCAAGCAACGGCCACAAAAAATAACTTTATGAGTGGGAAATATATGCCTTCCCTAATCATATCTGTGGATGCCTTAACAGAAGAATTATCAAGTAAAGAGGGCAGAGATAATGTAATGGCCAAATACTTTGATGAAACAGAGGGAGGGAAACCTTGGATTATTCCTGCTGACTTAATCAAAGTGGAGCAAGTAAAACCATTGTCCTTGAAAGACATAGCAATTGTGGAAGGTGTAGAACTGGATAAGAAAACGGTAGCTGGACTCATTGGAGTGCCGGCTTTTTTTCTTGGGGTAGGAACCTTCAATAAAGAAGAATACAACAATTTTATCAATACAAGAATCTATTCAATAGGTCAGATAATATCACAAACATTAACAAGAGACTTATTGTATTCACCAAATTGGTTCTTTAGATTAAATCCACGAAGTTTATATTCTTACGACTTAACAGAAATGGTTACAGCTGGTGTTCAACTTGTGGACCGTAACGCAATGAGAAGAAATGAAATACGTGATTGGATTGGTTTAGACCCTGATAGCGAAATGAATGAGTTAATCATCTTAGAAAACTACATTCCTGCTGCATCTATCGGTCAGCAAAGTAAATTGAAAGGTGGTGATGAATAAATGGAGAAGCGCCTAATGGTTTTTCAATCCGAGTTAAAAACTCGTGATGCAGAAAACGGAGAAGCATTTATAGAAGGTTATTTTGCTGTATTCAATCAAGAAACAGAATTATGGCCGGGAGCATTTGAAGAAATTGCACCAGGCGCATTTGATAACAGCTTACGAAATAACGACATTATGTGCCTAGATAATCACGATACAAGAGTAGTTTTAGGCAGCATAGGAAGTCAAACATTAGAACTTAAAACAGATTCTCATGGCTTATGGGGTCGTGCCAAGATTGATTTAGAAGATCCTTTTGCAAAGAGTGCATATCGTAAGGTGCAAACTGGGAAGGTGAGAGGTTGTTCTTTCGGTTTCATGCCACTCAAAGAGGATGTTGAATATCGAGAGGATGGCACTATTAAGTGGATTGTAAGAGAAGCAGACACAATGGAAGTTTCAATAACGGCATTTCCTGCATATCCACAAACAGCAGTTGCAGCAAGACAAAAAGATGTTGAAGCAATTAAAAAACAAAAATTTGAGCAAAGAAAACAGAAATTAAAGGAGCGATTGACTAATGGCTAATCCGGTTTTAATTGGAGCAAAGTTAAAAATGAAACGTGATTCTCTATCAACTGTGGAAGGTAAGTTAACAGATTTGCTTGCTAAACGTAATGATTTTGAAGCTGCACTTGAAGGAGCTGAAAATGAAGAAGATTTAACAACTATAGAGAACAGCATGAATGAAAATGATGAAGAAGTAAAAAAGCAAGAAGCTGAAAAAACAAAGTTAGAAGAAGAAATCGAAGAATTAGAAAAGGAACTTGAACGTTCTAACCAAAAGAAACCAAAAAATCGCAGTAAATTAGGGGGAAAAGGAAATATGGATAAAGAGCAATTACAAGAATTACGTTCAGCAATTAATACTTACATTCGTTCTAAAGGTGTAGAAGTTCGTGCTGTAGATGGGTTTACGTTAGTTGATGGTGGAGCATTAGTACCAGAAGAGTTACTGACTCCAGAAAAAGCTGTTGAAGATGTAGTTGATCTATTACAATACGTTAAAAAAGTTCCTGTTAAACGATCTGCTGGTAAATATCCAGTAATTAAAAAATCTGGTTCAAGAATGAATACAGTTGAAGAATTAGAAGCAAACCCAGAACTTGCAAAGCCGACTTTATCAAATGTTCTTTATGAAATTGACACATACCGCGGGTACATTCCAGTATCTCAAGAGGTAATTGATGATGCTGATTATGACATTGTTGGTTTAATTGATGAAGAAATTCGTGATCAAGAGTTAAATACTCGTAACTATGCAATCTCAACTGTTTTAAAGACAGCTAATGCAAAAACTGCTTCATCCTTAGATGACATCATTACCCTGCTTAACACTGGATTTAAAACTGCATACCAAGTGAAAATTTATGCATCACAATCTTTCTTTAATGATTTGGATTTAATGAAAGACGGTAATGGTCGTTACTTACTTCAAGATGATGTTACTGTAGCTTCTGGTAAACGATTGAAAGGAAAGGAAATTGTTGTCTTAGATGATGATATGATTGGAGCAAAAGCTGGTGATAAAGTAGCGTTTGTTGGAGATGCTAAGGCATTCTGTAAATTCTTTGACCGTAAACAAGTATCTGTAAAATGGGTTGATAACAATATTTATGGTCAATTATTAGCTGGATTTATTCGTTTTGATGTAGAAGTAGGAGATCCTGCAGCAGGATACTATATCACATTTACACCAGCTACAACTGAACCAGCAGGAGCTTAATCCAAAGAAAGGGTGAAAGCAAATGAAATACGTAGTAATTAAAGATTTCACAGATTTACAAGATAAAAACCACATTTATCGTGTCGGAGACAAATATCCGAGAAAGGGGAGAGTGAAAAATGAGCGAGTTGAAGAATTATCTAGTTCTGCAAACAAGCTTAAAACCCCCTTAATCAAAGTGGTTGAAGAAGATGAATGATTCAGTTAAGGAAACCATCTTATCATTATTAAAATTAGACTTGGGCATCACTCATAATTTGAGAGATGCCTATTTTTCTAATGTCATAGAAAGCACATGTAAAGAAATCGAGACAATGGGAGTAACGTTAAATCTCGAATCGGTTGAAGATCAAATGTTAGTTGTTGAATATTCAGCTTGGAATTATCGAAATAGGCATGTAAATATTCCGTTGTCTAGAAGTATTCAATTTAAGATTCATAACCGATTAATTAAGAAGGCAGGGAAGCCAGATGCCATCATTGAAATCAAGCTTGGGGAATAGCAACAACATTTCATTAGATGATGTATGCAGCCTTATTAGTCTTTCAGTAACTGAAGATGACTTAGGACAAAATATTGAAACGGAGATTCCTAGACAGATATTTTGTTCTAAATTGAGTGTTAATAGAGCAGAGTTTTTAGCTGCTGGACAGTTAGGCCTTAAACCACAAATGACAATATTGGTTGATTCAGATGAATATGACGGAGAAAAGTCATTGAGGTATGAGGAAAACGGAGAATTGACTGAAGATAGTCCTAAATATGAAATATATCGTGATTATAGGCGTTCAGATGGTTTTACCGAACTTTATTGTGAGGTGAGGACTGGTGGTTAGAATTAATCAATTACAGAATGAGATCATGCGGCAATTAAACATTTATACAAATGATGTTAAAGAAAAAGTAAAGGTTGATCAAGAGGAATTAGGAAAAGAAGCTGTTCAAGAGCTAAAAAAAGGTAGTCCTAAGTTAACAGGTGATTATCGAAAAGGTTGGAGATTAAAGAAAGAAAAGGATAAGGTTATCGTCCACAATGCTACTGATTATCAGCTAACTCATTTACTTGAAAAAGGACATGCGAATAAAGATGGTGGCAGGACTCCAGCTCAGGTTCATATTGCACCTGTGGAAGAAAAGGTTGTGGATGAATATATTCAGCGTGTAGAAAGAGATATTCGATCATCATGACACTAAACGAACTCAAACTCTTATTAAACCAAGTCGGATATCCAGTTACTTATTCACATTTTACACCTACTAAAGAAAAGCCAATGCCATCACCTCCTTATATTTGCTACCTTTTTGTAGATTCAGAGAATTTCTTTGCAGACGATACGGTTTATCTAGAAGGAGCAAACATTGATATTGAACTTTACACATCAGTAAAGGATTTAGCTGCAGAGAAGAAACTGAAAGATGTTTTATTAGCTAATGGAATTACATTTGAACAAAACGAGGTTTATATAAAAGAAGAAGGATTATTTAAAAATACATTTGAAGTGGAGTTGAGATAAGAATGGAAAATAAAGTAGTATTTGGTTTGAAAAATGTACACTATGCGCCTTATACAATCGAAGCAGGAGTTGTCACTTTTGGGACTCCTAAACCTATTCCAGGAGCAGTTGAAATGTCCAATGAGCCAAGAGGAGATATGATAGAATTTTACGCTGATGACATGCTTTATTACAGCGCTCCAAATAACCAAGGTTATGAAGGTACATTAAGTATTGCAAATATCCCAGAATCGTTTGCTGTGGATTGCCTAGGTGAGGAAATAGATGAAACTGACGGAGTATTAGCTGAATATGCAGATGCAAAACCAAAGCCTTTCGCATTACTTTTTGAATTTGATGGAGACCAAAAAGCTACACGTCATGTTATGTACAATTGTACAGCCAACAGACCAACAGTTTCTTCTTCCACAAAGACAGATACAGTAGAACCAAATGCGAATGAATTAACTTATGTTGCTAGTCCAATTCAAATAGGCGGTAGACCAATTGTTAAAACAAAAACAAGCGATAAGACAACTGATGCAATTTATAATTCTTGGTATAACACTGTATTTGTAAAAGGACAAGCAACAGAAGGAGCATCCACACAAACATTATCAATGGCAAAAGAAGAAGATACTAGTGGCGGTGCTGCTTAATGGAAAAGACAATTATTGTAGATGGTCAAGAAGTATTATTGAAAAGCAATGGCGCTACACCAATTAAATACAAGATGCAATTCCGTAAAGACTTTTTTGCAGAAATCTTAAAACTTCACAAACTAGGTAAATTGAAAAGCATCGAAGAAATGGACGATGAGACTTTAAATAACCTAGATTTTGAAGTTTTTTATAATATCATTTGGACGTTTGCGAAGACAGCCAATCACAGTATTCCAGAGCCCGATAAATGGCTGGAATCTTTCGAGAGCTTCCCCATTTTAGATTATATTTCCGAAGTACAAGAAATGCTTTTAGCTAACATACAATCAAAAAAAAAATAGATGAAAAAGAGTCAGGAGATGTGGACGGTGAAGGATTAAATACCGAAACATACCTGGCTCTTTGTTATAAATGCAAGTTAACTAGATTGGATCTTGAAGATATGACCATAGGAATGTGTCTTGATTATATAGATGTTTACCTTGATATGAGTAATCCGAAGAAGAAGAAAAAAGTTGCCACTAGGAAAGCCACACAGGCAGATTATGACAGCTTCTAAAGTGAGGTGAGATAAATATATGGCGAGTAGAATCAAAGGTATTACGATTGAATTAGGAGCAGATACGACCAGTCTTGAAGGTGCGTTGTCTGATGTTAATAAGAAATCAAAAAATCTAGCCACTGAATTAAAAGATGTAGAAAAGCTCCTTAAATTTAATCCTAATAGCGTAGAACTGTTAGCACAGAAACAACAAATACTTTCCGAATCTGTAGAAACCACTCGTAAAAAGCTAGATCAATTAAAAGAAGCAGAAGCACAGGTACAACAACAATTTCAGCGTGGAGACATCAAAGAAGAACAATATCGAGCATTTCAACGTGAGTTACAAGATACAGAAAGAACTCTTCAACGTTTCGAAAATTCCCTTCAAGATATGCAAGTAGAGCAGGATAAAGTCGGTCAGAGTCAAAAAGATTTAGCTACTCTTATGAGCGCTACAGAAACATCTATTGAGGATTATGCAGACGCAATAGGGCATAGGTTGGTTCGGTCAATCCAAAACGGAACAGCGACCAGCAGGGACTTAGAAAGAGCAATCCAACGTATTGGAAGAGAAGCGCTTGGTGCTGATGTTGATGTAGATAGATTGACTAGGACATTAAGGTCTGTGGATGATGGAAATTCTCTTCAAGAAGTCAGAAGAGAGCTACAAAGGATTGAGGATCAGTCTGGAGAAACGGTAAATGCCTTAGAGGAACTTGATTACGGAATAGAAAACGTAGCTGGGGCATTAGTGGCTGGTGGTGGTATAACAGGTGCTATTGAAAAGTCACTGGAAACTACTAACCTAGATACGAAAATTGATATATCCTTTGATATCCCAGAGGAATCAAAAAAGGCTGTTACAGATGCAATTAGAACTGTGGAAGCTTATGGTGTTGATTCAGAAGCTTCTCTTGAAGGTGTCAGAAGGCAATGGGCGCTAAATAAAGATGCTACTGATCAGGCGAATGAAGCTGTAGTAGAAATGGCAGCTACAATCGCTGGTGTAAACACTCAAATTGATTTTAATGAGCTAATCCAAGAAGGAAATGAGATTGCAGCAACATTGGGTATCTCAAATGAGGAAGCAATGGGGTTTGTAAAAACATTGCTTGATATTGGTTTTCCTCCAGAACAATTAGATATCATTGCCGAATATGGAGACCAAATGATTCAAGCTGGGTTCTCAGCTAAAGAAGTTCAACAAATTATGGCAGCTGGTATTGATACAAAAAGTTGGAACATAGATAACCTTCTTGATGGTGTTAAAGAAGGTCGTATTCAAATGGCTGACTTTGGTTCAGGTACAGATAAAGCAACAAGAGAAATTATTGATTCAGCTGGAATAGCAATAGATAAATTTGAGGCTTGGGGAGATGCGATAGCTAAAGGTGGAGAAAAAGGGCAAGTAGCTATGCTAGAAGCGACAAAAGCTTTGGCAGGAGTTAAGGATGAAACAGATAGAAACCAATTAGGCACTAAAATGTTTGGTACCATGTGGGAAGACCAAGGAACAAAGATTATTGATACCATTTTAAAAGCTGAGGGCAAACAAGTTGATTTAAGAAAAGGTGTACAAGACCTCAATAATGATATGGCTAAATGGCAAGAAGATCCTACAATAAGTTTGCAATTAGCATTTGCAGAACTAACAAAGTCTTTAAAACCTTTATTAGAAATAATTGCATCGATTATTTCTATGTTTGCGAATTGGGTATCTGAAAATCCTAAGTTAGCTGCAACGATTACAGCGTTAGGAACAGCAATTGGAATTGTCGCAGGGTTGATACTAGCCTTGGCGCCTATATTCTTTGTACTACAATCCGCTGCAGCTGCAGCTGGTGTAGGTATTGGAACGTTAATTGCTCCTTTCTTAACAATGGCAGGGATAGTTTTAGGAATCATAACAGTAATAGGATTATTGGTAGCTGCATTTGTTAATCTATATCAAAATAACGAAGACTTCCGAAATAAAGTCCAAGAAATATGGGCCAGTATCCAAGAAACATTCTTCAATGTCCTTAATTACATCAAAGAATTAGTTAGTACGATTATGACCGAGGTTATGACATTCTTTGGAGAAATTCTTGGCAAGATAAAAGCATTTTGGGATGAAAACGGACAGGCAATTATGATTCTTGTTGAGATGTATATGAACTATATCAAAGGGATTATTGAAATCATCATGATTGTTATTACCACTGTGTTTAAAGGTGCTTGGGAAGTAATTAAAATTGCTACTAGAAACACATGGGAATTGATTAAATTAATCGTTAGGACTGGTATAGATGTAGTCTTAGGGATTATTCAAACTGTAATGAAATTACTTCAAGGTGACTGGAAAGGTGCTTGGGATACAATCATACAAATACTAAAGAATATTTGGGGAAATATTCAAAAGTACTTAGAGGGAATCGATTTATTTGGTACCGGAAAACAAATAATCCAAGGCTTAATTGATGGAATTGGTTCAATGGCTAGACATATTCGGGATAAAGTAACCAGTATAGGTCAAAGTATCAAAGACGGATTTACAAGTTTCTTTGACATCCACAGTCCATCTAGATTGATGCGGGATGACATTGGTAAGAACATTGGTCTTGGTTTAAAAGAAGGATTAGAAGAAGCGGAATCGAAAGTTTATAATGCTTCTAGAAATTTACAAGAAGCAGCAATGCCAAATGTATCAACTCAAACTCCACAACAAAATTATGAAGTGCCAACACCTGTAATAGAAATTCATCCTGCACCAGTGAACATTAATGGTCGACAGGTAGCGGAAGTAACATTTAGAGATGTTGGAAAATTACTTAATGATTATGGTGTACAAAAAGCACGACAAGGAGGGGTGATCATTGCCAACACAACTAGATAATTATACATTTGCAGACTTTGGTCTAATCGAAGAATTTGGACATGTTCATCCTTCCACACCAGAGTTTAGTGAACAGACAATTAATATTCCAGGCAGACCGGGCTTATTAAGTTTTGGCACACAAATAGGAGCAAAACAATTCACTTTTAAGTTAAAGGTGTTTGTTCGAGATAGATTTGAAAGGCAGCGGAGGAAAAATAACTTCGTTGCTTTTTTATTTGATGCTTACAGACAGCCTAGAACATTTAAATTAACGTTTGATTATGAGCCGGACAAATACTATTTAGCGAAAGTCGGAGGGCAAATAACACCCGAAATGTTAGCCGTAATGGATCAATTTGAACTGACTTTGATTGCTAATGATCCAACAAAATACTTCTTAATAGATGCGGATGAAATAAGGATGGGAAGTCATATTCCTGTTCGTTCACATGTACGTCCATCTAGACATGC